CGTCCTTGCGGCCCCAGACCAGGAGATAGGCGGCGCCGGCGACCAGCACGTAGCGCGCGGCGATCGCCAGGGTGAGGATCAGGGTCGTGACGCCGATGTTGCCGATGGTCATGATCGATCCCGCCGAAGCTGGGGACACTCGCCGGCTTCGCGCTTCAGGGCAAGCGCCAACGGCCCGACGCAAAGCGGCCCCCGCGGGTTGCGCGAGGGCCGATCTGAACTTGGGTGCGGGGACAGGATTTGGGACTAACCTCACAGCGCTTCACGTTTCGTTCGCGGCGTAGCCATCTTGCGGCATCCGCCGCCATTCCCGACTCCGTGGTCTGTCCGCAACAACGAGGACGCCTACTGGGTCGAAGACGCCAATGGTCGGCGCTTCGGCTTCACCTACTTCCGGGACCGCCAGGTGATCGGGACCGGCGGTGAGGCTTTCCTGACGCGGGATGAAGCCCGTCGGTTGGCCAGCAACATCGCGCGCCTGCCGGCGCTGCTGAAGCAGACGTGACGCCGCCCGGCCGCCGTGCTTCGATGCTCGAAACGGGAGGAATACCATGCACCGCTTCGCCATCGCCGCTCTGCTCGCGCTCGGTCTCGCCAGCTCAGCCTTCGCCGCCGCTCCGGTCGGGCCGTTCAAGCTGGACGCCAAGGGCGCCTGCCACGCGGCCAACGGCCAGTTCGCGAAGAAGAGCTTTTGCACGGCAGCGCCGGTGACGAACCACTGCCGAGACCCGAAAACGAAGAAATTCACGAAGTGCAGCGCGCCGGGCTCCGTGCCGGCCTGACGCTTTCGTTGCTCGCCGCTGACGGCGCCGCCAGGCGGACAGCAAAAAACGCCCCCGGCCGAAGCCAGGGGCGTAGTGCGCACGGCGTGAGCCGGCGAAGCTCGGCGGGAGGGGCCGGGCTATTTCAGGCCGCGTCGGCGTCGAGCTGCTTGCGCGCGGCGTCTAGCGCGGCGCCAGACGACGCGATGGCCGCTTCGATCTGCGCGACGGTCGAGGCGTCGAGATCGGCCTTGATGGCCGCGTAGGCCGCCGTGCCCCCGGTGAAAAGCTGCTGGGCGAGCTGGATCATGGCGAGGATGGTTGCCGGGTTCATTGTACGGTGACCTTTCGATAGCAGCCGACGGCGCTCGCCAGGTGAGGTGCGAGCCAGATCGTCGGACAAGGCATTTCCAGAGACACCGGCCCTGGCGTTGCAGGCTTCTCCAGTGCGACGATCTCGGCCGCGAGCGTGGTGATCTGCGCGACCGCGCCGGCGGCCGTGGACGAATCTCCGGCGCGATAAGCAGCGCGCGCGGCGATGGCGGCGTTGTCGGCCTGGTCAACGAGCTTCGAGGCCTGTGTGACCTGTGCCTTGCTGATCACGCCGGCGACGTAGGCGGCATGAACGCCGCTGGCAGCGTGAGCGACGGCGTCCTGGGCGGCGCTCAACGCCTTCCCCTCGTCCGACTGCGCCGTGGCGCACGCGACCAATATCGTCAGCCCCAGAACAGCGAAGAGCGGACGGATGCGGCGATGACGCGGCGCAACGAACCACGTCCGCCAACTTCCCCACAGCCGCGCCATGGCGAACAGCACGATCAACGCCAGCAACGCGACCGCGAAGATTGCGGCGTAAGTGCTCAACAGCAGCGCGGAGAAAAGCACAATCGCGGCAAGCGCGATCAGCCGGCCGAGGGCAAACGCCTCCGACAAGTAGGTACTCATGGATGGTGTCCTTTAGTGTGCGTCTCAGGAGCCGACATCCGCGCGATCGACCGCGCGGAAGATGATGGCGGCCGCGACGACGCCGGCGACGATAAGGCCGCCGACGAAGCCGAGGACCGCCGACGCGATGTCGACGTGCATCGGATCAGGCCGCGACGGGCTTGACCGCCTGCAGGGCCGCGATCTTGGCGTCGGCGTCCGCCTGGATGGCGGCGATGCCGGCGTTGATGATCGCGTCGAGGCTGGGCGGGGCGACCTTGTCGGCTTCGACCGTCGCGGCTTCGGCCACGTCGGCAACGCCGGCCTTCAGGGCGTCGACCGCGGGGTGTTGGAACTCGGCGGGCAGCGCGGCCCACGCTTCTTCGGCGACGGCGGCGAGCGCGACGGCCTTGGCCTTGAGGGCGTCGAAAGCTTCTTGCAGGTTCATGGTAGTCTCCTTCGGTTGAGATGGCGGCGCGGCGGCGAGCGCCACGGCGCGGTTGTGGTCGATCCGGCTTCGGACCCACGTCCAGGCCAGCGAGCCGGCCATGAGGAAGCCGCCGGCGATCAGCGAAGCGTCCTGGTCTGTCTGACCGCTGGCGATGATCCCGCGAGCCAGCAGCGCGGTCGCAACAGCGGTCCCGGCCTTCTGGGCGAGCGAGTGCAGGAGCGTCGCGGCGAACGACGGGACTGCGGGAGCGTCGTCGGTCATGGCGCGCTCGGGTCGCTGTAGAACGACGATGACAGGTCGACCGTCAGCGCCCGGCCATCGGCCTGGATCACCGCTGACTGATCGTGCTGCCAGACATCGGCCATCGTCACGCCGCAGCCGGTCGGGTCGGGCGCCGCGAACGGCTGGGCGACCGCGTGAGGCCGCGTCGTCGTCACCCGGAAGCACCACATCGAGGGCGCGTCGACACCCGCGCCGATCAGATCCACCCGCACGTCGTCGCCGATCGCGTGGGAGCAATAGATGCCCGGATGGTAGCCCCGCGCCTGCACGGTGAGCGCCCAGCGCTGGACGTAGGATCGCCGCGGTTCGACGTAGGGCGCGCCATCCTCGAGATCGAGGTAGACGCGCGAGCCTTGCGGGAAGCCGGCCATCGCCATGAGGTCGCAGGCGTTGCCGCCGTCGATGACGCCCTGCCCGGCCGTGACCAGATGCGAGCCGGGGCCGTAAAGCTCTTGCCCGACGTAGATCGGCAGGAAGCCCCAGCCCTGTTCCTCCAGAGCCGCTCGCTGGCCCATCCATCCCTTGTCGCCGTGGCTCGGCGCGGGCGCGAGATAGAACCCGGTGAACTCCAGGTTCCTGTTCGTCTTCAGCCAGGCCATGGTTTCGAGGCCGGGGAACTGGTCGGCATCGAAGCCGGCATAGATCGGCGCCGGCTGCGAAGCCGTTGCGAGTGCGGGGGGCATGGGTGTCCTATGGTTTGAGGTCGCTGCGGCGGCGCGCCGGGCGGCGCGGCTCAGCGGCGGCCGAGCTGCGCGGCGCGCAGGTCTTTCAGCTGATCGAGGATCGCCTGGTTGATCTTCGCCTGCTCGGCCGGCGGCGCCGACGAGGTCAGGATCGCCGTCGAGATCGCGCCGGCGGCCGAGCCGATGATCGCCAGCGCGCCGGCGGCGGCGGCGCCGACCAGCCAGCGACGCCAGCGAATCGCCGTGGCGATCCAGCGCTCGTACTTCTCGATCGCGCCCTTGACGAAGCCGATGTCCGCCGCCTGATCGGTCGCGACCTTCTTGATCGCCTTGATCTCGCGGGCGATGGACGCCTGCCCCCGGCGCAGGACCTTCCGTTCCTTGGTCGCGACGGTGAGGCCGGCGATCGCGGCGTTGTTGTAGCTCTCCTGGCACTCGTGCAGCTGGCCGATGCGCTCGCCGAGGTCGGCGTTCGTCGGGTCTTCGGGCAACGGGTTGAACTTCATGGTCAGGCGATGGCCGTGCCGACCGGGAACGCGGTGAAGGTGAACGCCGCGCCGGCCAGGGTCGTGAAGTTGAAGTAGAGCCCCGGGCCGGTAAGCCGGACAGGGCCGCCGACAGGCACAAGGTCCAGCACCGCGGACGCGCTGCTGAGCGTGCTATAGACTTGGCTGGAGGCGACAAGGGTGATGCCGCCCTTCGAGGCCGCCGTATAGAGGCCGCCGGCGCACGGTCCCGGCGTTCCCGACGCGCGGGTCAGGCGCACGCGGTCCAGAATGTACTCGCCCGACAGCATGGTGATCATCTGGTCGCCGGACAGGTTGCCGTTGATGATCAGCGGCGTCCCCAGCACGAAGTCGCCCGGCTGGACGGAGACCGCCGGGTTGCCGCTGTCTCCGGCGCCATTGGCGACCGTCGTCTTCCAGTCGCTGCCCGCCACCATTGTCCGCGCGACAAGGGCGCCGTTGTTGTAGGCGGCGATGCCGACGCCCGCCGGGGGCGTCACGCCGTTGCCGCCGCCGTTGAGACTGAAACCCGGCATGTCGCCCTCCTACAGAATCGCGCCGACAGACTTGAGCTGGGCGTAGAGTTGCGCGTAGCCGACTTGCCAGGGCGGCACCCCGGCCGCAGCGGCGAGGCCGTGGTAGTAGCCGCAGGACTCGCCGAGGATCATCCACGTCTCTTCGATCCGGGCCGCGCAGAAGGCGACGTGGCTGGCGCTCAAAGCCGTCGGCACGACGAGATTGGCCGCGTGCTGGCGGCGCGGCAGGCACGCGCGCAGCGGGATCGGCCAGGGCTTCGTTGGCGAGCTGAGGCCCGGGTCGCCTTCCCAGGCCTGAGCGGTCGCGCCGTTCGGATAGCGCCGCATCGGATGGCAGTCGGGGTGGTAGCCGCCGCGCCCGATCGAGTCCGAAACCGGGCTCACCGTGCCGAACAGGTCGCCCTGGGTCAGCACGTATTGGCCGATCATCCGCGAGGCCTCGCGGACATAGAGCTGCGCCGGCCAGCCGGATATCGCGGTCCCGGTCGTGTCGACGTAGCAGTCCGGCGCGACGTGCTCATCCGGGCAGAGGCCGAACGACGCGGCGCTGTTGCGCAGGGCGGCGTTCACCGCGCTATCGTTGGCCAGCGTGTAGGCCGCCCCGGCCTGGTGGTAGTAGTGCGCGTCGGTGATCGCCTTGCGGGTCGCGTAGGTTCCCGTCGGCCAGCGAAGCGACGCGCCGGGGAAGTCGCCGCCGGGGTTGATCCAGTTGACGTCGAACTTGCCGTTGGGCAGGGCGCCGGTTCCGGCGATGGCCAGTGTGCCGACGCCGTTCACGATGCCGAAGCAGTCATATCCCCGGGCGTTGACGTAGGCGATCAGGCCCACGAAGTCGTTTCGGTTGTAGCCGGGCGGCTTTGGCCAGGGAATGCGGCCCGACGCCTGCGTCACCACGAGGCGGAAGGCGTAGGCCTGGATCTGATGATCGGCCGAGCCGTCGGCGCCGATCGGCGGCGGCCCCCAGTCCGCGCCGAGCAGTTGGCCATTGCTGTCGAGCGCGGGCGACAGGATGGCGGTTGCGGCGGCCTTCTTCATTCCGGCGCCGCTCTCGCCGTAGGTGGTGGTGCTCTCCCGGCCATAGGTCGACGGGCAGACCGCCCGCATTAGGTCCCCCTCGTAGGACCCATCGCCATAGCCAGTTCCGGCGGTGAGGCTGTAGTTCGTGGTGGTGAGCCCGGTGATCGAAGCGTAGCCGCTGATCGGGTCGCGGGTCTTCGAGACGGTCAGCAGCTGCTCGCCGGTCAGGACCGTGAGCTTTGAGCCGAAGCCGCCGAGCAGGGCGTCGAAGGCCTTGTGGGCGACGGACGGCTCATAGCGCCAGACCGGGCCGGTGGCGGTTGCGCCGTTGTAGTACTGGTTGATCCACTGGTAGATGCCGCCGTTCAGGCCCCAGTAGGTCTGGTGGACGGTGTGGTCGGCCTCGCCGATGCAGGACCCCATGCCATAGAGGTGGTTGCTCGGTTCGGCGATGATCGCGGACTTGGCCCCCGCGGTCAGGGCGGCGGCCACATAGAGGCACGACGCCGGGTTGCTGGTGAGGGCGATGACGTCGGCTGTGAGCGGCGTCGTCATCACGCTAGCCCGTTGACGGTCGTCAGGAACGTCTGGATCGCGGCATAGAAGGTCTGGTACTGCGAGTCCGTCAGCCCGGCGCCCGCCCACGCGACCTGAAGCTGATCGGTGGAGAAGGCCGTCGCGCCGCTGCCGCCGTTGTTGGCCCCGATCAGCAGATTGTAGCCCGACACGCTGGAATAGGGCGTGCTGATCGTGCTCTGGAAACCGGCGTTCCAGCGCGCCGTGTAAGCCGTCGAGAGCGTGCGGTCCCAGGCGAAGACGCCGCCCTTGCCGCCGACCGTCACGACGTCCGACGCGGCCGTGTTCGAGCGATAGCCGGCCGCCGTCGAGGACCGGTTCGGCTGGATCAGCGCCTGGCCGTTGCCCATGCCGATGGCCGTGGTGCCCTCGAGCGTGGTGTCGCCGATCGCGAGGCCCATGCCGCAGTTCGCCAGCGCGAACTTGCCGCCGCCCAGCACGACGCCGGTGTCGAGATAGCCGGTCGTTCCGTCGCCGGTGAAGCCGGAGCCCTTCACGAAGGCCAGCGTGCCGTGAGAGACAGCCGACCCGGCCCCGACCCAGTTGAGCAGCGCCGAGACCGAGTCGAAGCTGGCGGTGACGAACAGCGCGTCGAGCTGGTTCCAGATCGTCGGGTAGATTTGGCCGATGAACTTCTGGATCGCGGTCTGCCAGGCGGCCGACGGCACGGAGCTGAAGCGGGCGATCAGCGCGTTGGCGGCGGCGGTCGCGTTCACGTTCACCGCCGAGGTGTTGTAGAAGTCGGCGGTGACCGGCAGGCCCGCGACCTGATCGGAGATCGCCAGGATGCCGTTCGTCCCGCAGTCCTGGAAGTCGTAGCCGCTGCCAGCGGCGATCGTGTAGCTCCCGAGGCCGTTGATCACCGGCGCGTCGCCGTTGAACGACACGGCGACATTGCCAGTGCTCCCGGGCACGAAGATGCGGAAGCGCGTCCGGTTCGCGTCGGGCTGGACGAGGGTGAGCGGTCCGCTGTTGGGGACCGTCGCGGAAGCGTCGAAACCGTATTTGGTCATGGCGTCCTGGATGATCGTGGTCAGGGCCGCATTGGCCATCTTGACCGTGGTGAGGTTGGCCGTGCCGAGGCCGCCGCCGGCGACGATGGTCGCGGCCGTCTGCGGGATCTGGATGGTGAGGCCGGCGAGCGTCGAGCCGCCGGAGATGTAGGCGTACTGGCCGCCCACGAGGTTCGGCGTGTCGGCCAGGCCGGAGACGCGCGTCAGCACCCACTTCGTCGAGACGGACCCGGCGTTGGTCAGGGTGTAGAAGCCCCAGTATGGGCTGGCCGTGCTGGCGGCGACATCGCCGTAGCCGATGCAGTTGCCGACGCTGATCGCCTGGCCGTCGACCGTCGGGAACGCGCCGTTCGAGGAGGCGGTGAGCGTGGTGGCCGTGCCGACGAACGAGGGGAGCGCGGTCGTCGTGAAGGCGGCGACGTTGACCGCCAGGCGCGTGCCGAAGGCCACGGCCTGCGAGAGGTTCGTCGCGCCGGTGATCGCCTGCTGGATCAGCGCCGAGATCGACGCCAGCGTCAGGGTGCTGATCTGCGTCCAGTTGCCGGAGCCGACGCCGGTCCCGGTCTTCTGCCAGGTGCCGGTGTTGCCGCCGTCATTCGTGATCGTGACGATGGTGTGGTTCGGGAAGCCGGTGACGCCGGTGAGAACGAGGTTCGAGGCCGCGTCGGCGGTGTAGAGGTCGCTGAGCAGACTGAAGCCGAAGTTGCCCCAACTGCCGAACGACGAGAGCGTGTAGCAGCCGATCGCCGCCAGCGCCGCCTGATCGGCCGTCGAATTGTTCGTGATCTTGATCTGCCCGTAGGTGTCCGAGGTGTAGGACACGCCGGAGGGCATCGGCCCGAACGACATGCCCGGGCCGGGGGCCTGCATCAGGATCATGGTGTGGTCCCTAGTTGACGCGAACGACGGTCGCGGTCGCGCCGAGCGCCGGCACGACGGTGCTTGTCCCTGTGGTCGCGACGGACTGGGCGAAGCTGAAAGCGAGCGTGCCGTTCGCGCTGGGTGTGAGGGCGCCATCGATATCGATGACGCCGGCCGTGCACCCAGCCTGGGTGACAGCCGAGTTCAACGCGGTGACCTGCGCCTGGACGCTGACCGCGCCTGGCGTGCCGTTGCAGGTCATCTTGATGTTGGCCTCTAGCGTCGTGACGGTGAGGCCGGAGACGCCCTTCAACAGCCAGCGCGAGCCGCCGGTCGCGTCGGCGGTGAAGATGATCGAGGCGTGGAAGCGATAGGTGTGGCCGGAGGTCAGAGTGGGGCTCGTCACCGCGCCAGACGTCGTCACCGAATTCGTGACCGTGACCGAGCCGGAATTGTAGAGATCGCCGGCGCGCAGCATCTCGACGTCTTCGGTCCCGCCCGTCACCGTCGGCGTAGCGATCGCTGGCGAGGTCGCGTGCGCCACCGCGCCGGTTCCGGTGTTGCCGTCCGAGAGGTCGGCGGCGGAGGGCTGCGAAAGCGCGGGAACGCCGGCGGTGGAAATGCTGGCGATCCACTGGTGCGAGACCGCCGCGGCGCTCTCGACGCCGCCCAGGGTCGTTGCGGACGGGTTCGGCAGCTGCGTCGCCGCGACGGAGCCGCTGACGTCGGTGAAAGCCGGCTGCGACTGGTGCGGCAGGCCGGCGGTGTCGATGTAGGCGACCCAGTTGTGCGCCGCCGAGGTGATCGAGTTCACGCCGCCGATCGTCCCGGCCGAGGCGGCGTTGAGCGCGATGGTCCCGCTCGTGGTGATCGCGCCGCCTGAGAGCCCGGTCCCGGCGGTGATGCTCGTCACGGTCCCGACGTGCGAGTCGGATGTTCCGCACGAGAAGCCGGTCCCGGCGGTGTAGTTCAGATGGTTGCCCGAGGTGTCGGTGCAGCCTGGGATCGCCACGGCCGCGACGTTGGCGGTCGAACCGGTGACGTTGGCGAGAAGGGTGTTCGCCGCCGCCTGGGCGAGGTCGGCCAAGGTGACCTTGTTGGCCCCGATGGTGGCGGCGAACGAGCCGGTGCCCGAGCCGGTGACATCGCCCGTCAGGGTGATCGTCTGGTCGCCGGTGTTCGTCCCGCTCGACGTCCCGCTGTGCGTCCCGCTGAAGTTGGACGCCCCGATGGTCCCGCTGAAGGTGACGCCGCTCGGCAGGGCGTCGATCTGGCAGGTGGCGATGCTGGCGGCGTTGCGGAGGCAGAGCTTCCACTCGCCAAGCTCCGAGCCCGCCGTCGCGGTGTTGATCAGCCATTGCTGGCGGACGAAGGTCTCCAACGTCGGGGTGCTGTTGTTCCCCCTGGCGTCAAGCTGCGCCAGGATCAGTCCCGCCGACCCGGCGTTGTTGTTCGTCCAGTTGAGGTTGGCCGTGCCCGCCTCGTTGATGTTGATGTCGCCCGACGAGTTGAGGCCAGGGACGGTCCCGGTGAGTTGGGCGCCGGGGACGTTCGTCGCGTTCGCCAGGTTGACCGCGCTCGGGGTCCCGAGGTTCGGCGTCACCAGGGCTGGCGAGGTCGCGAGGACAATGGCCCCTGAGCCGGTCGTGCCATTCGCGAGATTCGACGCGGCGATCTGGGAGCCGGCGATCTGGTACGTGCCGGCCGCGAGATTGATGCCCGCGTCGGCGGTCAGAAGCTGCTGGATCGTCACGCCGTTGTAAGCAACGTCCAGAACGTCGTTCAGCGTCGCCGCGGCGCCAGCCGCGCCGCTCGCGGTAGAGGCCTCGATCTGAAGGTTCGAGCCGTTGTGGCGGATCACATAGGCGTAGTCGGTCCCGGTTCGGAACTTCCAGCCACCGCTGTAGTAGGCGTTCAGGCCATAGAAGTTGCCAGTGTTACTGACGGTCTCAGAGCCGTTGATATCGAACGAGGTCAGCGGCGCCGTCGTGTAGCCGATGGAAAGCTGCCCGATGGTGGCGTTGCCGGTGGCGCAGAAGGCTAGGGAGCCGATGGTGCAGCCGTTCAACGCCATTGCGCCGCTGAAGGTGGCCGTGGTTCCGGAAAGCGCGCCCGTCAGCGTGCATCCCGAGAGCGAGCAGTAGCTCCCCGAGAGCGACGGGATGTCGGCCGAGACGAGGCTGCGCGCCGTGAGCGCGCCGCTGCCGCCGCTCGTCGGGCCGGCCACCACCTTGTTCGCCGGCGTCGTGGTCGCACTGATCCCCGTGTCGGCGGCCTGCTGGGGGTTGGTCCCGCTGGCGCCGTAGAGGTCGCCCGAACCGACGCTGGCCGGCGCATTGACCGGGTTGGGCACGCCGCCCGCCCACGCCGCGGAAGCCGCCAGCAGCGCCCCGAGGGCGATACCGGCCGCGAGATATCGCCTCATGGCATCTTCCCCCAGGCCGAGCCGTCGTAGAGCAGGTGCGAATAGCCGCCGTTCACGTTGATCGTGTCGACGACCGTGGCCCCTTGCTTGATGGTCCAGGCGTTCGTTCCGGCCGTGCCGCCGACGTCCATGATCCAGAGCACCTGGCCGGAGGCCGGCGACGACGCGAGGTCGATTTCCAGCGCGCCGCCGGAGATGTTCGTCAGCCGCAGATAGATCGTCTCGGCGGACCAGCTCGGCCCGGCGTAGGGGCTTGAGGCCGCCGTCGCGACGATGACCGCGACGCCGGCCGCCGACGACGTGACGGAGACGCTCACGCCCGCCGTATTCGTCGACGAGCCGGCCGCGTTCTTCGCCACCAGGAAGTAGTAGAACGTCCCGGCGCCCGGCGTGTCCGTGTAGCCGAGCGTCTGGCCGGTCCAGATCAGGCTCGCCGAGCCGAAGGTCGACGTCGTCCCGCGATACAGCAGGTAGGCCGTCACATTGTCCGTGGCCGCGTTGGCGTTCCACGAGAGCGCCGCCTGGCCGGGATTGGCCGCCGCCGCGGAAAGGCCCGTCGGCGTCACCGGCACGCCCGCCGTGCCGCCGCCGTAGCCCGCGCCGGTCGGGGTGTACTTGTATTCCAGCACCGTCGACGGGTCCTGGAGGCTGTTGCCGAAGACGTTGAAGCTGCAGAGCTTGATGTAGATCGGAACGCCGATGTACTGCGCCGGCAAGGCGTAGCTGATCGAGGTCCCGTCCGATCCGGCCACATTCAGCAGCGTGAACTGATCGCCCGTCGAATGCGCGCCGACCGCGGAGCCGAACTGCCCGCGCTCCAGATAGGTCAGGTTCGCCGTGTAGGTCCCGGTGGCGCTCACCGCGCCGAAGCTCAGCAGCTCGCCGTTGGTCGGAACCACGTACGCGCCGCCCGTCAGCGTCGGCTGGGCGGCGATCAGGCTCAGCGTGCGGTTCGCCTGCGCGTCGGCGTTCGAGACCGTCGTCGGCGCGCCCAGGCTCTGCGAGCAATCCACCGCGAGCGTGTGGACGTTGTCCGGGTTCGCCCCGCCGTAGGTCGCCAGGTTGGCCGTCAGCACGCCCTGGCGCGCCGGCGCGGTGATCTCGCCGATCAGGCTGTAGTCCGTCCCGTCGAAGCTGACGAGCACCTGGCAGCCGCCCCAGTTCGCCCCGCCGCTCGCCGCGACGATCAGCTTGGCGACGCCGCCGGTGAAGGCGCTCGACGGCTCGACGATCGCCGGCGTGTTGACGTTGCCGGGCGCCGCGTACTGGTTCGGCGTCGTCGCGACCTGGAATGGCGCGACGGTGAAGGTGTCGCCCGTGCTGGGCGCGCCGGCCAGCGCCGTCGCCAGCGTCAGCCCGGACGTGGTCGACGAGAGGACGACGCTGGTCTGGCCGGCGTAGGTTCCGCTCGTCATCGTCAGCGCCGCGCCGACGTACTGGGCGTAGTTCGAGGGGGCGGACGTCCAAGGCAGGAAGCTCGCCGTCGGCGTGGGTGACGAGCCGACCGCGTAGCTGTTCACGGACGGGCCGCTGTAGACGCCGACCGTGCCCGGAAACTCCTCGGCGGTGAAATTGAGGTGGCCGTTCTCGTCTTCCGAGATCGTCTTGATCCGCACGCGAACCGCGTTCAGGCCGATGTTCGGCTCCGTCAGGGTGACGACGGTTCCCGGCAGGCAGCGGATGTAGCGGAAGCTGGTCTTGAACGCGTACTCGTTGCGGATGTAGGCGTTGCGCTTGCCCAGCAGCTGCACCATCACCTTGGCGACGGCCGGGTTGCAGATTTCGTCGCCCTGGATCGAGGACGTGTCCCGCAGGCCATACCGGCTGGCGAGGAAGTCGTCCTTCCACTCGAACGGATTGTCGATGTAGCCCAGCGTCCGGTCGGTGATGCTGAGGCAGGTGCGGTTCTGGCAGTCGGCCGGGTCCTTCCGCGTCACCGTCACCGGGCCGCTATCCGAGCCCGTCTCGGCGATGAAGTCGGCCAGGGTCAGGTTGTAGGCGACGTCCGTGGCCGGCGTGTAGGTCGCGCCGTTCGCGGTGATCGCCACGTCGCCGAGCGGCAGGAACCGCAGCGCCGTGCCGTCCCAGTAGATCCACGAATTCGACAGCTGCGCCCAGCGGTCGAGGATCGAGGTGACCTTCTCCTGGCGATTCAGCAGCGGCGAAAACAGGATGCCCTGCGCCTGGCAGTAGGCGGCGTAGAGGCTCACCGAGGCGATGTCGCCGGACGTGAAGTTGAAGCCGTACTGCGTCGAGGTCAGCAGATCGACGATGCAGTCCGACGGCAGGCAGTCGTAGCCGGTCGCCTGGGCGTAGGTCGCCGGGTTGATCCACCCGGGCGACGACGGCGTGTAGCCGGAATAGGGCGCCGAGCCGAAGAGCGCGGTCCTGACACACTCGAAGCCGTTGTCCGGGATCGTGGCGCTGGCGCCCAGCGCCAGGCCCGGCGCGCCGAGATAGGCCAGCTGCGAGTAGGCCCGCGCCTGCGTCGGGTGCTTGGTGGCGACGAGGCTCCAGGGCGTCTGAGAGATGGTCCCCGAGAAGAAGATCAGCCCAAGCGCCGAGAGGGTCGTCGTCGTCGTCGTCGAGCCCTGCGCCCAGACGTTCTGGATCGAATCGACGACGCCTTCGCACAGCCCGAGGATGACGTTGGCGTAGTAGTTGTAGGACTGCTGGCTCTTCGCCCCGCCGCCCTTGCCCTTGGCGTTGGCCGGCTTCTTGGTGAAGTCGCCGAACCAGATCGCGTTCGTCGAAAGCCGCCGGGTTCCCCAGAAGATCGGGACCGGCATGTCCATTTGGGACGAGCCGACGTTGAGCCCCGAGTAGCTGATCGGCGCGTTCGTCGGGGCATTGGAGTTGAGCACCCGCTACCCCCAAAGGCTGAAATACCGGACCGGGCGCGGGATCAACCCGCCGTGCAGCGGGAAATGCGTCAGCAGCGGCTCGTCGCGGCGCGAGACCAGCACGCAGCCGAGCGCCGCGTAGGCGTGGACCACTTCCTCGCCGAGGATGATGCCGCCGTGGGCGAACGTCCGACCGAATTGCCATACCGCGATGTCGCCGACGTCGGGCGTCTCGACCTCATGCGCCCCAAGCCGCGCCAGGTGCTGCAAGAACAGCTCTTCCGAGCGGTGCAGCATGTGCCGCGGCGAGTAGGGCCGAGGGTCGAACGGCGGGATGATGCCGGTGTCCACCGCGCACCGGGTCAGCAGCATCGCGCAGTCGACGCCGCCGTTCGGCCCCTTGATGTCCGCGCAGTCCAGGAACGGCGTTCCGACCCAGGACAGCGCCTCGGCGACGAAAGCCTCGCGCGCGGTCACTTCGCCTCGATCTCGACGAAGCCCTCCACGCGCTCCAGGACGAAATCAGCGGCACGGCGATCAAACAGGGCGCGACCGCGACCAGCTAAGCCGAACCCATCCGGAACAGCCTCGCCCTCTGGAAGGCACTTGCCGCGCACAAGGTAGCCGGGGCCAGCCTCGGTTACGAAGCGCTGCTCAACGCCATCGAGCCAGACCGTGTGTCGGGGCCAGATGTCGTCCGTGGCCTGCGTCGGCACTTGTCGCATTGAGCCCTCGTCAGTACGCGGAGTTGGGAGGCGGGACGAATTCATAGCCCTTGTAGTGCTGCGTGTTCGCCCGGTCGGTGCAGCTGCGCCCGGAGCCGGACGCGAAGGTCTTGTCGCAGCCCTGGAGCGCGCTGAACGTGTCGGCCGCCGCCGGCGTCTGGTAGAGCGGATAGGTCAGCGTCAGCCCCGTCGCGTCGGCGTAGGCCACCGTGCGCGACTGCCCGGAGGCCGCGCCCGAGGTCATCGTGACTTCGCCGTTCTGGTAGAGGCTCGGCGCGCCGGGCGCGCTCGCCCAGGGGATGAAGCTCGCGGTGGGCCCACCCGAACCCGAGCCCACCGCGAACGAGGCGGTGTACGTCGCCTTCAGCAGCGTGCAGCCGGCGTCGCAGAAGGCGTGGTTGCAGCCGATCTGGTAGAGGGTCCTCGGCGCGTACTGGTCCAGGTCGTTGACCTTGCCCTTCACCGTCAGCGTCGCCGTCGTGCCGTTGAGGTCGATCCCCGCCACCTTGCCGGTGAAGAGCGCGATCGTGCCCAGCGTCGAGGTGACGCCAGGCGCGGACATGAAGGCGTCGGACACGCTCACCGTGGCCCCGTCGAAGAGGCCGTTGTGGATCTGCGTCTTGATCTGCGCGCCGCCGCCGAACGCACCGTTGAGCGCGCGCAGCTTGATCGTCATCGACGGGACTTCCATCGTGTTCGCCACGGACCAGGTCGTCCGCGTCAGCCAGGGGGCCTTCGACGAATAGGTCGTGCCGGACACCACGAGATCGGTGTCCCAGCTGGTCCAGTTGTAGACCGTCACGCCGTCGATCAGGGTGAAGGTGAAGATCGACGCGCGCCAGAGCGGCACACCGCCGGCGAGCGCGGTGATCAGGGCGCCGGATGCGGACCGAAGCGGACTGGCGGCCATCTACGCCCCCGGCCGGCAGGAATGCAGCGTCACCTTGTCCAGCAACCACAGGCGATGCATGAACTTCTCGAAGGTGTTCGCGTTGTTCGCCAGCTTGCAGTAGTAGAAATACTGCATGTCGACGGTGATCTTCTGCCCGTTCGGCGGCGCCGACCCGAAGGTGATCGTGTTGGCGCACGGGTTCGACGTGCTGAGCGTGTAGGCGCTGGCCAGCTGCGGCGTCGCCGAGCCGTTGAGGTAGACGTTGAACGGCACGTCGCCGCCGGTGTTCACCTGGCCGACCGGCTCAGTCTGGAAGTAGCCGTTTGCCCCGAAGGTCCGCGTCACCGTGAAGACCGTCGTCGTCCCGTCGCCGACGCCGATCTGGTTCTGGAAGACCTGGTAGTCCGCCTCGTTCTTGTAGAGGAACCGCCCCAGGGTCCCCCCGAGCATGAGGTGAAACCCCATCATCGTGCGGAACTCTTCGCCCTGGCCGTTGAGCCAGTTCGGGCTCTGGTTGCCCGGCGCGTTCATCGAATCGCGCAGGAACTCGTAGGTGAGCTCGAAGTCGTGCAGCGGGTACGCCGCCAGGCCCACGTCGATGTCGGCGCCCGTCGCCGTCGTGGCCGTCTGGTTGAAGAAACTCGGTGACCACTTCTGCGAATAGGCCAGGCCCGGCAGCAGCGTGCGCGAGGGGTAGACGGGAAGCGTCATGCAGTGGCGCTCCCGCTATCCTCGTGGCCTAATGTTGTCCCGCAGCACTCGATCAACCAGCTTCGCGACGATGTGCGGGTGATCGCTCAGCATCGCCGCAAGCTCGCGCGGCCCCATGTTGGCGCCGTTGATGTGCGTGTCGCCGACGTTGATCGTGTGACCGCCGCCGCCCCCGCCGCCGCCGCGCATCGCCGAGATGATCGCCGAGTTGTCCGAGGCCGGAACGATGCGCTCGCCGGCGTGGACCTGGACGATCGCGTCGTGGGGCATGATGTCCATGCCCTTGTCGAACGAGCCGAACGCCATGACCGCGCCGAACGCCGCCGCCGCCGCTTCCGGCGCGATGAACGGGCCGATCACCGGGATGGCGGACACCGACTTGTACGTGTTCGCCATCGCGACCTTGGCCGCGGCGAACACCTCGCGCAGGTTGGCCGCACGCGAGATGGCCTCGCCCTCGCCGGTCGCCGCCGCCTGGGCGGTGACGCGCGCCTGACCCTGGATCGTGGTGGCGACCGTCTTGCCGATCTCGCCCCACAGCCACTTCTCGACGTTCGTCTCGACCATCCGGTCGAAGTCGTTGATCAGGTCCTGCGTCTGGCTGACCATCACCTGGCGAAAGTTCTTGGTCCCTTGCGCCATGTCGGCGAGGCCCGAAACGAACGTGTGGACCATCGGATTGATGGCCGCATCCCACCTCTGCTTGAAGTCTGCGGCCGCCTTGCGGACGTTGTCGCCGATGGCCTTTGTCGCCGCGTCGTCGGCCGCGACACGGGCTTTTTCGAAAGCCACCGCTGCGGCGGTCTCCTCGCGCCCAGCTTCCTTGTAGGCCTCCGTCGTCGTGGCGGCGTGGGCCTTGATGTAATCGTCGACCTCGATGCGCTTGGCTTCGATCTGAGCAGCGGCGTCGAGCGCCACCTGCTTTTCTTGGCCGATCAGGTCGGTGATCCGAGCCGTGGCCGACGCCTTGCTGATCTCGCCGCGCTTCTCGGCCGCCTCGGTGTCCGCGATCTGCTGGTCGATCGCCGCCTTCTGGCGCGCGGCCGCGTCCTGGATGTCGGCGATCTGCTGCTGCGCGGCGTTCTTCCGCGCGGCGATCTCGTCCTCGATCCCCTTCATCGCCTCGGCGTGCGTGAGTTGAGC